ATAGGTGTCATAACGACGTAATTGTTTTAACCGAAGAGCAGATAGTAATGTTAGCCCAAAAGAAACTTTCAGGAATATAAAATGACACAAGATTTTCTAAATAAAAATGTAAGTATCGATGACGCTGTTATTTTCTTCCACCACGGTAGAGCATCTCTTGCCTGGGGCAGTGTGGTAGAAGTTTATACAGAGAAGGTTAGGGTAAAAGTCGACACAAATAAACGAAATAGTGATGAATTTAGATACGTCCACACTAGCGATTTGATTGTCACAGATAATGATTTGAAGTTTACTTCAGTATCAAGATAATGATTACTGATTTTTAGATCAAGAAATTGTGATTGGTGATGATTTAATGTTAGCTATTGCTTCCAAAAAATTATCAAAATAAGAAGTAGGAAGATAAATAAAACGTAAGGGATAGACCTTTACATAACAAATATTCATAGGAGCTATGAAATGACAGGATGGACAGACAAAGAGGAGTTCGCTCCCAAGTACGCGCTCGCCGTATTCATCGGCAGATTTCAACCGTGCCACAACGCGCACATTCAAATTATATTAGATTCACTCAAAATAGCAGAAAAGGTTCTGATTATTCTTGGATCTGCTAACCAACCACGCACTTACAAAAACCCTTGGACTACCTTTGATAGGTGGCAGATGTTAAGTCTTGCATTATATGAACAAGGTGTTAATGTAGATACGCGAATTATATTTAAAACTAATGTAGATACACGTTATACTGACGGTGCTTGGTTGGTTCGCACACAAAACATCGTTAACGCAGTAATTGCTGAAGAATTTAAGCCAGGCGCAAAAGTTGTTGTAGTAGGACATAAAAAAGATGCTGATCCTTCTACTTTCTACTTATCTATGTTTCCACAGTGGGACAGACTAGATTACCAGTTAGTTGAACCTCTTGACGCTACGCACATTCGAGACCACTACTTTAAGGAAAACGCAAATCTAAATTTCCTGGCAGGGGTTGTCCCACCAGCTGTTATTAAGTTTTTAGCTGAATGGCGCAATACTGAAGAATTTGCGGCAGTAATGGCGGAGCGCGAGTTTACTGAAAAATACAAAAAGCAATTTGCTCACTTACCTTACCCACCAATCTTTTCTACTGCTGACGCGGTGGTTGTGCAGAACGGTCATGTATTGCTCATTAAGCGTAAGGCTTACCCAGGCAAAGGGCTGTGGGCATTCCCTGGAGGTTTTGTTAACGCAGCAATGGACCGTTCTGTCTTAGATGCAGCGATTCGAGAATTGCGTGAGGAGACTAAACTAAAAGTGCCGACGCCTGTTTTGATCGGTAATATTAAAAAGGAAAAGGTTTTTGATGCGATTGATCGTTCCGCACGTGGCCGCACAATCACGCACGCCTTCCACATCGAATTGCCGAATGGTGACGAGCTGCCAAAAGTGAAGGGGAGCGATGATGCTGAAAAGGCCGTTTGGGTGCCGATTGCTAATGTTAAATCAGAAGAATGTTTCGAAGATCATTTCGAAATACTGGAATATTTCGTAGGAACAATCGGGGAGCAAATATGAAGGCAACAGTGAACCTAACGATCGAAGAAGTTAAATTAATATTATCCAAGGAAATGGAAGCTAAAGGATTAAAGGTGGAAAGTATCTCCTTAAATGTTGGTCTGGTTGGGGAATGCGCGGGCGCTAGTATTGGGGTCACCCTAAAAGAGGAGATCTAACTCATTGATTCATATGAACTTACATATGTTGACAATAGCTAGATAAATGTTATCATAATAGAAAATAACACACTGCCCTTAGGATAGACCTAGGGTAATTTAAAAGTAAAGGAGATTTACTATGTTAAAACGAAGAAACAAAGAAATTAAATTACCAGACAGCATTATATTGATGTCTGACAGTTACAAGTATTCACAGTTTGTCCAGTATCCAAAGAATACAACAAGAGTTCGCTCTTACATTGAGAGCCGTGGTGGAGATTGGGACGAAACTGTAATGTTTGGTTTACAAGCATTCATGTTACGTTACCTTACTGTTAAGGTTACGCATGAAATGATTAATGAAGCTGAACCAATTGTTCTCGGGAATGGCGAGCCATTCAACCGCGCCGGCTGGGAATACATTGTCGACGTTTTGGGTGGCAAATTACCTTTAACCATAAAAGCATTGCCGGAAGGAACTGTGGTTGAAACTCAACAAGTTCTAGCAGTGGTTGAAAATACTGACGACAATTGCGCATGGCTTACTAGCTTCTGTGAAACAGCATTACTTCGAGCAGTATGGTACGGCACAACTGTCGCAACCAACAGTTTTGTTTCTAAGAAGATTATTTTAGAAGCATTGATCGAGTCTGGCACTCCTGGAGACATTGCGTTCAAATTAAACGATTTCGGGGCTCGTGGTGTTAGCTCACACGAATCTGCAGGAATCGGCGGTGCCGGTCACCTAGTTAATTTTATGGGATCAGATAACATCGAAGCAGTGGTCCACGCTCGTAATTTTTACGACGCAACCATTGCCGGATTCTCTATCCCTGCAATGGAACACAGCACTGTGACAAGCTGGGGCCGCAATGGCGAGGAAGCTTCTTTCCGAAATATGCTGAAGCAATTTGGTATGAAGATTGGTCTCACTAGTAACTCACCGTTAATTGCTTGCGTATCTGATAGCTACGATATTTATAAGGCATGTGAGCTTTGGGGAACCAAACTGAAGCAAGACGTGATCGCTAGCGGATCTGTTATCGTTGTCCGTCCAGACTCTGGGTACCCAGCTGATGTGGTGCTAGATTGTCTAAAGATTCTCGCCAAGCATTTTGGAACCGTAAGGAACGAAAAAGGCTTCAAAGTATTAAACAATGTGCGCGTTATCCAAGGCGACGGTATTGACCACGATATGATCCGCTCTATCCTTAATATAGCAACAATTAATGGATTCAGCGCCGACAACATTGCGTTTGGTCAAGGCGGGGCATTACTGCAACAAGTTAACCGCGATACTTTGAGGTTTGCGATGAAGTGTTCTGCGCTTAAGGCTGATGGCGTTTGGATCGATGTATTCAAAGACCCAATCACTGACAAGGGCAAAGTGTCTAAGAAAGGGGCTGTGACTTTGTTCAGAGATTACGATGGTAAGTTTGTTAGTGACTTAGAAGCTAATGCCGCACAATACATTGAAGAAGCATTAATTACTGTGTTCGAAAACGGTGAAACAATGAATGAGATTTATTGGGAAGATGTGGTAGCAAATGCCGCAAAATACTTTCAATAATATTGTAGAGTATTAAGTAAGAACGGGCGCTTTGGTCCCGTTCTTATGATTGACAAATATAAATAATAGTGTAGAATATATAGACATAATAATATAGGATACAATAATGAAACACACATATATACTAGTGGATGCCGCTAATCTTTTCTACCGTGCCCGCCATTCAGTTAGCGGCAAAGATATGAATATGAAGATCGGAATGGCGATGCATATCATGTTCAATTCTGTGAAAAAGGCATGGAAAGATTTTGACGGATCACACGTCATCTTTATGCTAGAAGGACGTTCGTGGCGGAAGGATTTTTACTTACCGTATAAAGCAAATCGTCAAACACTCCGAGACAAGCGCACTCCCAAAGAACAAGAGGATGACGAAATATTCTTTGAAGCGTTCAATAAATTATTTGAATACATCGAAGCTAAAACCAATTGCACTGTCCTTCAGCAAAGTAACGCAGAAGCTGACGACCTTATTGCTGCATGGATACAAACTCACCCTGAGGACCAACATATCATCGTTAGCACCGATAGCGACTTCTATCAGCTTATGGCAGATAACGTTAAGCAGTATAACGGGGTATCTGAACAGATCATTAGCTTAGAGGGCTTCGTAGACGCTAAGAAGGGCATTCGCATACTAGATAAGAAAACAAATGAACCTTTGGTGCTTCCTGACCCTAAATGGATACTTTTTGAAAAATGTGTCAGGGGCGATAAGAGCGATAACGTTTTTAGTGCTTATCCTGGTGCTCGCTTAAAAGGCACAAAGACAAAGACCGGAATCACAGAAGCGTATCAAGATATTGAGCATGGTGGTTATAATTATAATAATTTTATGCTACAGCGTTGGGTGGATCATGAGGGAGTAGAGCGCCGAGTGAGAGATGATTTTGAGCGAAATAGCATCTTGATTGATCTGACTCGCCAGCCAGATGAGGTTAAAGCAGAATCTG